CAGACTTTCCAAATAGCAATCAGTCAAAACAAACTTTGGGTTTGTTGCGCTATCTACTGCCGATGTCGGTTTAAGTGTCACCGTCGTTTTTGCGCCGATCAAATTGAACAAAGTCGCGTAAGTCTCAGTTGCGGCAAAACTCGCATACAAAGTCAATGTCACTTCGTTGTTAACAAGTCCCGCCGTGTAACTGCGTGAGTTTGTGCCGAACGCGGTGTCTTCAAGAGCCTCGACCAAATAGGTCAGGGTTGCTGACGTACACATATCAGATAGATCAACGCCGTTGATCGTCAATACCGGGTTTGATAAATAAGTTGCGCTAGCCATGTGTTACTCCTTAGTTGTCTGTATTAGTTTTACCATAACGGCTGTGTGTTTGTGTGCATTACGCGGTTTGTGCTTGTACGCCTACCGATAAGTCGTAGCACGGGTATTCTTGCCCGCCTATGTCGAGTGTGCCGGGTCTGCCTGACATGACGATTATTGCCGACCCTAAAACGGTTGCCGTTATTTGCAATATTTCGCGTAGCACGGGTAGCCCTGCTGGGCCGCTGCCGACGACTTTGATCGGGTAGTCCATGCGTACGATGTTGCCGTTGCCAGCGATCGTCGTAAAACTTGGTGCTTGTATAAAAACGCAGTTAGGCACAAGTTTTGTTGGGTCGGTTACAACACGCAACGACGTGATTGCGGTAAGCGTTGTAGCGAGATCGTCTAGCGTTTCGTTGAATAGATCGGTGTATGGTGCGGGCATCAGGCAACCGCAGGTCGATCAATACCTAACAACTGTTTAACGATCGGCGTCAACGATTGTTGAGGTGCTGTACCCATGCCGTCAAATGACGCAAACACGTTCTCGAGTGAGCCACGTGAGCGCCATAACGCCGCCGAATACATCAAAGTGCCGAGCGTGACATCACCGCTAGGCGACGTTGTTAAATTGTCGTTGTAGCCCGCCTCTGCTCGACGACGACTGCAAAACTGGTTGCCAGCGCTAACGGCCTGCGTAATCAGCGTGTAATCATCTGACGGATTAGCAATCGACACACCCAAATACGTAACTAAATTGGCTGCCGTAATCCACGTGCAAGTGGGCGTGAACGCAACCGTGCCGGTATAGATCGCCGCAAACTCGACGTTGCTACCTGTGCAAGCGTAAAGCACTTGGTTAGGTATTGGCTGGGTTTGGTCGAATGTCCACTCGCCCGTGGTTGTGTCCACGCCTGTGTATTTGTATTGCGGGCAATTCAACACGGTGAACGTGCCGTTAAACGGTGCGCCTAACGCGCCTACAACTACGCTGTCACCAACTTGTATGTCGGTCGGCTCGAGCGTAGATATGCAGGCGTAGTTATCTAGTAACTGTTTTGACGCTGTTGAATATGTTGCCATAGCGGTTAAGCCGCTAATCGCTTACGCGTAGGTAATTTTTTGTGCGAATGTTGATTTCGCTTGAAAGAACGAGGCGTAGCCGTAGTACGAGAATGTACGTGACAATGTGCCAGGGTTTTCAACGCTAAGCAATCCGCGAATTGCCTCGTAGTATTCCGACGCTGGTGCGTGAAACACGATCATTGTTTTGGCTGCAACGTTGCTGTCAACGATGATTTGCAAACCGAGTGGGTTTGTTGTTGACCAGTTGGTTACGTTGCCTGCGCCAAGCGTGTTGTATCCGCCAAGACCCGGCACACCGACCATTGGGAACAATGGGCGTTTGTCGTTATCGACTGTTGAACCAAGTTTTGCCCAAGCGTCTGCACCCAGCAACAAGTGTGTTGGGAACAAGTTTGAACCGTTGCTGATGTCGCGCGCTGCACCGTAAAGGAACAAGATCAAGTCCTGAGGTGTGCCGTCCCATTGACCGATTGTTGTTGAGTTGGTGACCTGTTGATCAACTGCGAAGTTGTCGGTAGCGATCATGTACTGACCCATAAGGTCGTTCATGATTTGTGTCATTGCTGCAGGTGAAGTGAAGTCGATGTCTTGTACCGACAAAGTTACCTGACCAGCAAATGTCTTTTTTGTTACCGAGTTTGCTGCGATCACCATTGTTGTTGCTGATGCTGCACCAAATTCTACGCCGCCTGTTTGTTCAGCAACTGATGTGTGAGTTGTGATCGTTGGGCGAATAAATGTTTTTTGTGTGCCACCGTCAGGATATGCGCGCGCGCCGATCGCTGTAACGAATGGTCGAATAAAGTTAATGTCCTGAAATACTGGCCCGAGTACTGGTACTGGCAACAAACCCGGTGTATCGGTTGTTGCGATGTCGCCTGCGGCTGCTTCAAGCACACTTTGTTTTGCTTTTTGTGCGCCAACAAATTCTTCGTTGACTTTACGGAATGTGTCGCCACCGATGTGGTACGCGGCAAGGTATTCGCCGACGCTTGGCATACGGAATTCGCGTTTTGGTTGCGCCCAAAGTTTGTCAACAGTTGCTTGCGCTGCTTCGACTACTGGGGTTGCTGATGTTTCGCTCATAGTTGTTTCCTTTTCTGTGTCCTGTTCTGATTGTAACTCTGTTGCTGGCTCGGTTTTGTGGATAGTCTCGTCGGGTGCGCTTGCCGCAACGTCGGTGATGACCGCGCCTGCAAATGCGCCTTCGCTTACTAGCGACAATTCTGACCAATTTGCGGCCTCGACGATCATTGTGCCGTCGTCGTCGTAACTAAATTTTGTTGGGTTTACACCGACCGACACCGCGTCTATAACGCCGTCATTTGCAAGCGTTAAAGCTTCATCGCCCAGCCGTGTTTGGCTTATCTTGGCTGTAAACATCATGCCCTGCGGGGTATCTACCCGCTCGACAACTTTGCCGACAATTTGGTTGCTGTCGTGTTGCATATAAAGTTTCGGGTCGCGCCCCGTGACTGGCAACGACCCTTGCAAAAACCGTACCTTTGTACCGTCGCTAACGGTCGCTGTTTCGTCGTATGTAACTGCTACGCCTGAGATTGAGCGCGACGGCAAGCCCTCTGCCGCCGCTGCGTCAACCGTGATCTGTGTGGGGGTTAATCTGATCATAAATTTTATAGTACTCCATTTGGTATCGGGGTTTCGGAATTGTCCTCGCGGTAATCACTCATCGAGTATTCGCCAGACAAATATTGTTCAACGTCAAACTCAACATATGTGCCGTTTGGTAACACGTTGTTTTGGCTGAGTGTGCCAGCAATGCAATCGGCGTAGGCGCGTACGCCAAATGTCCACAAATCCATACGCGCCTCGGCGCTTGACTGATACGAGTACGAGCCGACCGATACGCCTGCAAGGTATGGCGGTATGTTGCATAGTCGCGCCATTTCCATTGCTTGAAACTCTGCGCTTTCAATTAGCAACATTTTGTCAGGGCTGGTAAGTGTCTCGGTGTAAGTGACAAATTCGTTTAGTGCGGCGGTTTGGTTTGTTGCTCGAGCCGCATTAAACGCTGCCGCAAGATCGGCTAACTCTTGTGCGCTTAACGGCTCGCCACCTGTTTGACGCAAAATGCCAGCCGGTATTGCCGACGATGAGTTTCTAAACCGTGCGGCCTCAAGTTGCAACGCTGTCGCAATTGCTTTTTCGCTCATATAAACAATGCCTTGTATCGGCGACAAAAATTGCACAAGATCGTCGGGATTTAAATTGCCGCCTTGAAATGTCAATTGTTTTGACGGTGCAAACCATACTGGGCCAGTTTGGTCAAGTGTGTTGACCATTGCAGCGGGTAGTCGAGTAAACGACGCTGGGTATCCGTCGGCGGTGCGCGACGTGACGTACAAAAATGCGCGCCCATAAAAAAATAGGTCATCAAATAACCAACTAAGCAAAAACGAATTTGGCACACTTGGGTCTAAACGTCGCAACCATGTACGCGGCGCTAACGGCAACTTTTCCATTTCTTGACCGTTCCAAATTTCGTTATACATTTTTAAGTTCATGCAACCAATGACGCTTGCCATAAGATCGCGCGCTCGACTAACGGTCGGTACGCTCATCGCACGATTGCGTGACTCGCCCTCGCTGTACGAGTAGTACTGTCCGATCATGCCAACGCCCGCGGTGTTGGCCGAGTAATACTGACCGCCTGCGGCTGCCGCTTTTGTTGGCTCAGGCGATATAGCCGCCTTATTTACTGACCGTGAAAATATCGCCATGCTGTAAGTATGCCACCAATTTATTTGACGGGTGTTGATAGGCGACCGCTAAGCGTCAACCGAGAAAGTAAGAACCTAACGGCCGCCCAGCAAAATACTAGCCACCTGCAACAACGATCATAGGTTTGCCTGTTGCGGTCGGTCGTGACGCGAGCGCCGCCGACCAAACCAAACATCGCGCTAACTCGATCGGGCCGGGTGATCGTTGCGACGATAACGCAATGCTGTTTTGTGACCTGACTGCAACAGCGCGTTGTACGTGTTCGGCAAGCATATTTTCGCCCGTGTGCCAAAGTAGTTTTTCGTGGATCATTGACTTTATGCGCGGCGTAAATTTAAGTATCTCGCCGTAGCCGACAACTGCCCTGCGACGCTCAAGTGCTAACGGCCAATGAATATCTATTGACGGGCTGATAGCAAATTTGATTGTTGTGTTTTTTGCTAGGCGCTCGACGTGTCGCAACATTTCGTCGTATGTGTCGCAAACAAACTCTACGGTGACGACGGTGCGCCGATCATCAAGCACGATTGCGCGGGTCGCAAAGTATCGGTCGTCGGTCAGGCTGGTTTCTATGGCGACTGTGCCGCCGTCGGGCATAGGGTCGGTGTATTCCAACTCAGGCCACAAACCCGGTGCAATCCACGACTTGTCAGACGCAACCCAAAGGTTGCATGACGCGCGCAAAAACGACGCACGGTCAGGGTTCTCGCTCTCGGCCTCAATTGTTTTTAGTGTCAATGTTTTGCCTAGCGCTGGGTTTGCCCAACCCCATGCGCGACTGTCCATAGGCGATATGTCAGGCGGCGGCGACCACTCAGCAAAATACAACGATGACGGCTCGCCACGGTCAATAGATCGCAACCCCTGTTCACGCCAACGTTGCATAGCGGTACTTGCTTCTGTGCCTGCCGTTGACCACGCGCTTAGCAATGGTGATCGGCGGGCGCGTTGCGCTGGTAGTAAACCGCCGTCAATGACAGTCGAGCCAATATCCCAAATTTCGTCAGCGACAATCAGATCGCACGACATACCGTGACCGACGCTCGAGTTGGCTGCACGAATAAACCACTTTGACCCGTCAGGCATAGTGACTTGGTTACGACCATAAGAGCGCATAAGTTTTGCACCAAACCGCAACTCGAGTACGTCGGCAAGTTTGTCGTAGAGCATTACGGCGAGGTCAAGACGGTGGGCTGTGGATAGCACGGTTTGAGGTTGCCCCCGGTGCTTAGGCATTTCGGTCAGCCACCAACCAACTAACGCCGTCAATGCAACCGTTTTACCGTTCTG